GAGCAGGGCCGTTCCTGCGTTACGCTGAACCGCTTCAACAAGAAGACGGGAAGGATTCAGCCCACCAAGATCGTTACCAATGCCAATGCAACGATGCGGTATGATGAATGGCGTGCGCTTGACACCGCCGTTCTCAAGGCCGCTCGTGGCCGCTTGCGCTTCGTGGCGGATCTTCGGGCGGGTGGTCTCCAGTTCACCATCCCGAACGGTCTCGCCAAAACTGTACTGAGCACGGAAAGCGCCACGGACCCGGGTTCGGCGGTTGTGAGCATGGACGGTCTGCGCAAAGGTAATTCGGATCGCCAAGAGTATGCGATGACGAACTTGCCCCTCCCGCTGATTAGTTCGGACTTCAGCTTCAGCGCGAGGCAGATCATGGCCTCCCGTGAAAGTGCAACGCCAATCGACACCTCAGGTGCTGAAGCCGCTGCCCGCCGTGTGGCGGAGGTGGCGGAGCAGATGGCGTTAGGTAACTGGGCGGGTGGTAGCTTTGCGTTTGGTGGAGGTACCATTTATGGTGCCACTACCTTCCCGCAACGCCTTACCTATAGCATTAACAGCCCCACGGCAACGGGCTGGATTCCCAGTAAGACGCTGAACGACGTGCTTGCTATGAAGCAGGCGAGCATCAGTTCCCTGCACTTTGGCCCGTGGATCCTGTACTGCTCGACCAATTGGGATCTGTATCTGGATAACGACTACATCCTTACCGGCGGTAACGTGGCGACGCAGACCTTGCGCGAACGTCTCAAGTCAATCGACAGTATCACGGATGTCCGTTCGTTGGACTTCCTTACCGGCTATCAGCTCCTGCTTGTTCAGCAAAGCAGCGACGTGGTGCGGGAAATCGTCGGTTTGGACTTCACCACCGTTCAGTGGCCTGAAGAGGGCGGCCTGAAGATGAACTACAAGGTCATGGCGATCTTGGTTCCGCAGTTCCGCGCCGACATCAACGGTAACACGGGTATCGTTCACGGTAGCTAAGAAAGTTTGCGGCAACGCAATGCAATCTGGGGCGGTGTGCTATTAAATACGCCGCTTGGCAGGCAACCGCCCCAGTTCTCTTTTAAAGTTAGCACACCACAAAAACAAACACACACCACATGAGACAGAAACAAGCGTTCAGAGTTGTTATCGGAAACCATTACCACCGGGAAGGTAATCAGGAGAAGGCCACGGTTTACGGCAAGGGGCAGGAAGCGGGGGACACCATTGTTACCACGCAAGACCTGATGGCCAAGTTCCCACAGAAGTTTGAACGGGTGCATACAATGCCCGCCGACGCCCCGGATCCAGTGGCAACGGACAAAGTGGCAAGTACTCCCATTGCGCCCCCTGCGGAGGCAAAAGCGGGGCAGGGCGAGTCGTTGCGCGTAGGCGGTGAGAATGAGGAAGCACCAGAAGGTGCGGTTAGCACTGATGTCACTTCCCAATTCCCTGACGTCAAGAAGCTGAAATGCTTCATCGTGTTCGAGCGAGCTGGTAAGTATTACCTCGCCGACAAGGACAATCCCAAGAAGTTCGCAAATAAGAAAGGCTTGGCTAAGGGCGAGGTGGAAGCCTTTGCCATGGATCAAGCGTGAAGTGGACTATCACAAAGGAATGGGACGGCCAGGATGCCTTCATTCTCGGAGGGGGTCCTAGTCTGAAGGGCTTTGAGTGGTCCCTGCTGGAAGGCAGAAACACGATCGGTTGTAATTCAGCTTACATCCATGGACCAGACGTGTCCAAACTGTGCCTTTTTAGTGATAATGACTGGTTTGAGGTAAACCATGAGGATTTGCTGCATTATCATTCATTGGGCGGGAGGCCTGTTACGCATTGCGAGCATGTGAGTCAAACGCTGCCCTGGCTGCTTTGGCTGCCTCGCCAGATGAAGTACCTTCGTGACGACAGCACAATATATCACGGCTATGGCGGCAACAGCGGCAGTGCCGCCATACACCTTGCACTTCAGATGGGTGCTAGGCGTGTGTTTCTTTTAGGCTTTGATGGTAAGTTAGGGGATGCCGGTGAAAGCAACTGGCACACCCGTACAATAGAGCCGCCCAACGCCAAAGTGTATCTGAAGTTCAACGAAGCATGGGAGTTCATTGCTTCTACCTACCAAATGGTGTTTCCTGGCGCTGAAATCTATAACTGTAATCCAAACTCCACGATAAAGGAATTTGTAAAGACTGATATAGGCATGGTGCTGGAAGGATGGAGTGGGGGATACACAGAACAGCAACGCTCGGCATAAACACACGACACAATGCTACCAGGAAGAACAACTCGCGCGCAGATAGCAGCTATCATTGAAACGGACGTTACCATTGTGGGAACGGATCTAAGTGGATTGGATCCGTTTATCGACATTGCAAACGAGCTGGTGACTGAGTGCTGTGCCACCACGATTCAAGTACAAGCCACAGGGTTCTGCCACACTACTTCAGTTTCTGTTTATCTTCCGTACCGTCTAGAGATGATCGAGCGATGGCTGTCCGCTCACTTCTATGCAATGCGCGATGAACGTCCGCAAATGCAGAGAGCCGGGAGCGTGGCGGAGACTTTCCAGAAGGTTATCGATACTGGGTTTGAATCCACCCTGTACGGACAGCAGGCCATTCGTTTGGACACTAACGGAGGTCTTGCGGCAAAGAACAACAAGATGAAGCACATGAGGGATTTGCCGGTGGGCATTGTGCATCTGGGACGCCGTGGAAGACTTAGTCCGTTTCAAGGAAGCGGTAACTACCCAATCGGATGAGCATTATAACCAGAATGCGCAAGCAACAGGCGGTATGGTGGGGCCAATCCTCTGTAGACAGCTTTGGCGTCCCACGCTTCAACTCCCCCATCCAGATTATGTGCAGGTGGGAGGATGATCAAAAGGAGTTTATAGGCAAGGACGGTTTGCCTCAGGTCAGCTCTTCCATTGTATATGTGGACAGGGTGATGCAAATTGGGGACATCCTTTGGTTGGGGCTTATTTCCAACATTGCCACCTCCCAACAGCCCCGCGTCAATGCAGGCTGGCAGGAAATAAAACAATTCAAACAGCTTCCAAATTTCAGTGCGTCGCAATTCCTTTTAACCGCCTACCTATAATGTTTGTCGCAGAACTAAATGGACTGCCAGAGGCGCTCGCAGGTATCAAAGCAGCATACCAGCGGAAGGGGGAAGCCACGGCTCGTGGATTAAAGAAGGCTGGGTTGTCCCTTCAGCATTGGTCTCAGGAGGTGGCACCTGTGGACAAAGGCATTATGTATGGAAGTGCTTTTACCCGATTGACCAAGAATGCAGGATTTAACTCAGAGGTACAGGTAGGGTACACAACTAGCTACGCAATCTTTGTGCACGAGAACCTGAATGCCGCGCACGGGGACGTCTACAATGAGAAGTATGCCGCGGAAATAGAACGCGGGGACAAAGGATTTCATTTAAGAAAACCAAACGAGCAGGCCAAGTTCCTTGAGAATCCCGCACGGGAGCATGCACAGGATATCAAGGACATTGTTGCACGGGAGGCACGAAACGGATGATCAATCCACAATCAGCTTACCTGCGTCAGTTGCTCCTTAATGCCGGGGGGCTTATTGGCAACCCGGATGTCACAGGCAGCACCACCCCATGGCCTTGTTTCCTTTCTGCAATGCCGGACGGTACGGGCATCCCAACGGAAGCAGTGTGCATCTACGACACGATTGGGCAAAAGGATGGTCGAATCCAATCTAGCGGGGAAGTAATCGTGCACTATGGATGTCAAATACGTGTTCGAGCCATTACGTTCCTGAACGCATGGGCTGAAATGGACAAGCTAAGGAGTTTTATAGACGGTGTGGGGGTCGGCGGGCCGGTAACCGCCACCTATAACGGCCATACCGCCACCTTCTATAATATAACCAGACCCCATGCCCCTTTTGATATGGGACTAGAGCCCAACCAACCAAAGCTCAGACGGAACATTGTTCTTAATGTGCTGATGAGCGCAACTGAAGTATAAAACAAAATGAGCGCACAGAATCCGCAATTAATAGATACCGTTCTAGGTTACACACGGGATGCTCCGCAGATCCCACAACCTATTCAAATCGCAGCATTGGCCGGGCTCATTGGATCCGTTTCTAGAGTGGCGGTCCCCGCCACTGCTACTTCTCCGGGAACCCCCGGTCAATTTGCTTGGGATGCAAACTACTTTTACACCTGCCCTGCCACCAACACGTGGTTGCGGTGCCCCATATCTTCTTGGACTTGATCCTTAAACAATAACATGAAAAAACTACTATTCCTTTTAAGTGCCGTTTTACTTTTGCCTAGAATGGCTTTGGCCACGGATAATGCGTATGATGTAATCCTTAGTCAGGAGAACTCGGCGGGAACAGGAAAAACTCAGGTAAACGTTCCAGGCACTCCTAATACCGCAATTGGGTTTAACTCCTCTCAAGTGCCGGTTGCTTTGAAGGGACTTCCTTCAGTTGTATCCCCTTTGATCACCCAAGCCTCCCATGGCTTTAGTGTGGGGCAGGTGGTGTATAATAACAACGGGACGTGGGTCTTGTCAAAAGCCAACGCTATTGGCACTTCCACGGTGACGGGAGTGGTTTCCACGGTTCCCGATGCAAATGACTTCACGGTTGTTTACGGGGGGCAAATCACGACGCTTACCGGGTTGACTCCAAATGCCGCTTATTACCTAAGTGATGCGACGGCGGGGTTATTGACTACTACAGCACCAACCTCCACCACTTCGTTTGTGGTGCCCGTCTTGGTCGCCGGCACTTCAAGTCTGGCATATGTGGAGATAAGCAGTCCACAATCGCTGGCACTCATTACCTGGGCCAACATCTTGCCGAATGCTGTGGTGGCCTCACTCAACGGCAACACGATCACCTCAGGCACGGGCACGCTGACGCTGGGCAGCGTAACGTTGAATGCGGGCGCGGGCGGGACACTGAAAAGCGGGGCATTCAAAGACTATGGAGTTAACGTTTATAACGCCGTAACGGACGGTTCTGTTCCCACTGATGGGACGACGGACGCAGAGCCATCACTACATACGTTTTTTGCAACAGTTGGGGCTCTGGCATCAGCTACAAACCCATGCACGATCATTATACCTCCCGGTAACTACTTTATCGGTCTAGCATCGGCCAGTAACGTCGTGGTATGCCCAAGCAATGTCACGGTTATCGCCACGGGAGCCAATTTCTTTTATCCTACCGTGCTCTCAGGACTTTCCGGTGGCAACAGCCAGTACCCCATGATGAACGCTTTCTCAGGAGCGGACGTCAACAACTTCACTTGGGTCGGGGGCACGTTCATCGGGTACGTTTTTAACCCCAAGCTGACCAACTACACCACGAACACGTGGCTGCCCAAAGAAGGGGTTGTGACCTTCAATCTCAGTTCCACCGCGGGGAATGGCTGCGTCAATTGTGAATGGCGAAGCGTTCAAGGCTTTAACACCGGAGGGTCGGTAGTCCTCGTGAACGGTATCAATAGCGGAACCTACGGACAATATTCGTATAACTACAACAACACCACGACTTCTTGCAGCAACATACGGATTGAGGATTGCACCTTCACCAACTGCGGCGCGTTGCTTTGGGGTTACGGGTACCTGTGGCAGATTCTCAGCTTCCAATCGCACTATACCGCAAACCAGATCGCAATGGCCTATGCGTACATGAATCCCACCACGCTCTACGGCGCGGTTGGAATGGCCAATGCAGACACCCACGTCACGTTCGATAACACCTCCGGCCCTGGTGGGGTGATCGGGATCGCCCCCAACAACGGCCAGCAGTACTGCGTCAGTTTCTATAACGACTCTGGTGTCGGTAACTTGCCGTCGAACATCAGCGCGGGACAGCAGTACTTCGTCGTCGGTTCAACGACGACCTACATCACAATCTCGGCTACGTTTGGCGGGTCGGCGATAACCTTTGCCTCCGCTGGAAGCGGAGTGAAGATGATTTTCAACATCACCAATGCGTACAACAACTCATTCGCCCCTTACGGGTCTTCGATCGGCACGACTGGGTTGGGGGACGGCGCATGGAGCATTCAGAACACCAAGTTCGCCAAGGTGGAAAACTCCACGTGGAGCGCTCCAGGGGACTCCGCTTTTCTCGGGGCCTGCACAGATGCCACTGTTTTGGGGTGCCATGAAACAGATTGCACTATGGGGCTTCTTTGGGACTCGGGATGCCTCAGATCCAAGTGGGCGAATGACACCTTCTCTTCGACGGGTGGGTCTAGGGCGGTCACTGTTGAGTCTGGTTCGGCCGACTGTAGGATCGCCAACTGCGATTGTGTGGGAGGTAGACGGGGAGGGCTTCTCGATAGCGTGAACGGGCTCACGATCACGGGTTGCAAGTTCTCTAACACATGCAATGCCGGAAACTCCGGGGATTATGTCCTAGGCCAGATTAACCCGGCTACAGGTACATGGTATGTTTTCTCTTGCTTCACGCTTCAGTCAACTAACGCAACCGCATGGGCAAACGTAAAGTTTGTCGGAGACGACATCGTCTCCAATTCCCCCCTCAATGTCTGCGACTGGCAATATGCAGGCGCAGGCTTCTATTGGGAAGGTAACGTAACTAG